TGCAAAGATTACATTTAACAATTCTGTTGGTGGTCATGGTCAAGATCATATTCCTTATACTCGTAAAGCAGTAATGGCAAGTGATGGATTCTTTCCATTCTCAGATACTGTAACGATGGCATCAAAGCAGGGTATTGAGGCAATCATTCAACCTGGTGGAAGTTTGAAGGATCAAGATTCTATTGATGCTTGTAATGAGAATGGTATGACCATGATTTTCACAGGTAAACGTCATTTCTTACACTAAGGAGGATATATACAAATGACTATAAAGCTTTCAGTATTAAAATCTGGAGAAGATATCGTCTCTGATATGCAAGAGATGTTAGTAAAAGATCCTGATGGGAATGACAAAGTTATTGGATATTTTTTAAATTATCCTTGCGTTGTCAAACTTTATGGGGATCAGGTTGGGCAGAGTGGAAATAACTCTTCCCCATTCAAGATTCAATTGACTCCTTGGATGCCTCTAAGTAAAGATCAAGCTATCCCTGTTGTTGCTGACTGGGTGGTTACTATGATGGAACCAATAGATCAATTAAAAGAAATGTACGAAACTGGTATTAAAAAGTATTATGAAGAAAGAGAACCTGAGACTACTAGTGTTGACGAACAATCAGATGATTCTGAGTCAGATTGATGAGGTTTCTACAGATTTGGGAGAACCAGACTGTAAACTGACAGAGCCATTTGTGGTGGGTGAAAATGACACCCTCTCCCCTTGGCTTCTGGGGTATACCAATCAGAATACCTTCATGATCCACTCCGATAAGATCTTGACTATTGTGGAGCCTAATGCTAAACTGGAGAAGAAGTATGAGGGGATGATGGAAAGGGAATGAGTCAAAACTTCTATTCTAATGTCCAGATGATTGGGAACAAGTTTCTTGTTCGTGGCTATGAAAATGGGAAACGTGTATCCTATAGGGATGATTACATGCCTACATTATACGTAAAATCCAAAAGGGATAGTAAGTTTAAGACTCTAGAGGGAGATAATGTAGAACCAATTCAACCTGGAACTGTAAGGGATTGTAGGGAATTTTATAAGAAGTATGATAATATTGAGGGATTTGATATCTATGGTAATGATAGATATGTCTTTCAATATATCTCTGATAATTATCCTCAAGATGAAATCAAGTTTGATGTAAAACATATCAAACTAGTCACTATGGATATTGAGGTTCAATCTGAGAGGGGATTCCCAGATCCAGAGAGATGTGATGAGGAAATGCTCACCATATCAATTCAAGATTATAATACAAAGGAGATTAATACTTGGGGTAGGAAACCTTATACTCCTTCTCAGAAGAATGTAACATATCATTATCATCCGGATGAGATTGATATGCTCAATGCATTCCTTAATTATTGGAATGCTGATTGTCCTGATGTTGTAACTGGATGGAATGTTCGCTTATATGATATCCCATATATTTGTGGGAGAGTCGAAAAGATTATGGGGGAGAAGAAGGCTAAGTTGATGTCTCCTTGGAGTCTTGTTACTTTAACAGAAACTCAAATTACTGGTAGAACATTTAATATCTACGATATTGGTGGTGTATCTACCTTAGATTATCTAGATCTTTATAAGAAATTCACTTATACAAATCAAGAGTCATATAGATTGGACTATATTGCTCAAGTAGAGTTGGGACAACAGAAGTTGGATCACTCTGAATTTGATACTTTTAAGGATTTTTATAATGGGAATTGGAAGAAGTTTGTAGATTATAACATTATTGACGTGGAACTTGTTGACCGTTTGGAAGACAAGATGAAGCTGATTGAGTTGGCATTGACTATGGCATACAGTGCTAAGGTTAATTATATTGATGTCTTATATCAGGTAAGGATGTGGGATACTATCATCTATAACTATCTTAAGAAGAGGAATATTGTGATTCCTCCTAGAGATAGGAGTGAGAAGAATGATAGGTATGCTGGTGCATATGTAAAAGAGCCAAAGCCTGGTGTATATGATTGGGTAGCTTCTTTTGACTTGAATAGTTTGTATCCTCACTTAATGATGCAGTACAATATATCCCCAGAAACATTGATTGAGGAGAGATACCCTTCTGTTAATGTGGATAAAGTTCTTAATGGAGAATGTGATTTTAGTGATTATAAGGACTATGCTTGTTGTCCTAATGGATCTTTATATCGTAAGGATGTAAAGGGTATGATGCCACAATTGATGGAGGATATGTATGAGGATAGGAAAATCTATAAGAAGAAGATGTTGAAGTCTAAACAACAGCTAGTTGATATTGAAGCTGAAATTAAAAGGAGGATGGGAAAGTAAGTGGGATATCTAATTGGTGGAGCAGGAGAAGGTCCAGAAGAGGAGATAGTAGTATCTGAAGATAGTCCCTATAAGGATCTGAGTAATGCTCAGCTTAAGAGATTGCATGAGCAGACTATTAAGGATATTACCAAGTACAATAACTTTCAAATGGCAAAGAAGATTGCCCTTAACTCCGCTTATGGAGCTATTGGTAATCAATACTTTAGGTATTATAAGTTAGCCAATGCTGAGGCGATTACTTTATCCGGACAGGTTTCTATTAGATGGATTGAGAATAAGGTTAATGGATATTTAAATAATCTACTCAAGACTGAGGATGAGGATTATGTTGTGGCATCAGATACTGATTCCATATATATCAATTTTGGACCTTTGGTTGATAAATTTTTTAGTAATAAGGTTGGTGATAAAGCCAAACTTGTTTCTATTCTTGATCAAGTTTGTAAGGATAAGTTAGAACCATTTATTCAGGAATCCTATGAGGAACTTGCTGACTATGTAAACGCTTATGACCAGAAGATGGAGATGAAGCGTGAGAACATTGCTGATCGTGGTATATGGACAGCAAAGAAGAGGTATATCTTAAATGTATGGGATAGTGAAGGTGTTAGGTATGAAGAGCCCAAACTCAAGATTATGGGTATTGAGGCAGTTAAATCTTCAACACCAGCACCTTGTAGGGCTATGATTAAGGATGCTCTTAAGCTTATGATGAATGGTACAGAGGAAGAGGTTATTGATTTTATAGATGCTAGTCGTTTGAAGTTTAATAGTCTTCCTCCTGAACAGATTGCTTTTCCTCGTAGTGTATCTGACGTAAATAAGTATAAGTCTAATCTGACAATCTATAGTAAGGGTAGTCCAATTCATGTAAGGGGGTCTCTCTTATATAATCACTATATAAAGGAGAGAAATTTGGATAACAAATATACTCTTATTAATAATGGTGAGAAGATTAAATTCTGTTACCTTAAAAAGGCAAACCCAATCAGAGAAAATGTTATATCATTTATTTCAGATTTTCCTTTAGAGTTGGGCCTTGGCAAATATATTGACTATGACTTACAATTCCAGAAAGCTTTTCTGGATCCTGTAAAAGTTATATTAGATTCCATTGGTTGGAATGTAGAGAAGACAGTAAACCTTGAGTTGTTTTTCGGATGAAGGATCAAAATACAATTCCTGATGGGGAAGATGAAAAAGAAAAAAGAAATAGGGCACTTAGTCTATTTTTAGAATCTGTTCTTAAACCAGATTCTGCTCTTAGAGGGTGCGCTCATAATCAAAAATGTTATCATGAATTAATGGGTGTGCGTCAAGATGTTATTGAATATGTAAAAGGAATGAGGGTTGAATGATGGATTTTCTCAATGATATTGTAAAGGAAATTGGTGATGACTTTACCAAACTCGCATCAGACATCGAAGAAAACGAAACCTTCGTGGATACAGGGAGTTATATATTTAACGCAATGTGTTCGGGTTCCATTTTTGGTGGTGTTTCTGGGAATAAGATTACTGCCATTGCTGGTGAGTCTTCTACTGGCAAGACTTTCTTTAGTCTCGCTGTCGTTAAAAATTTTCTTGACAGCAATCCTGATGGTTACTGTCTCTATTTTGATACTGAAGCTGCAGTTAATAGGGGTCTTTTGGAGAGTCGTGGAATTGATTTAAGTAGACTCGTTGTAGTTAATGTAGTTACCATTGAAGAGTTTAGACAGAAGGCTCTTAAGGCTGTAGACATATACTTAAAAAAACCTGAAGTTGAACGCAAACCTTGTATGTTTGTGTTAGACTCCTTAGGGATGCTATCCACTGAGAAAGAAATCAGAGACGCACTTGATGATAAGCAAGTCCGTGATATGACCAAATCTCAATTGGTTAAAGGTGCATTCAGAATGTTAACACTCAAATTAGGTCAAGCAAATGTCCCGCTCATTGTCACAAACCATACATATGATGTCATCGGAGCTTATGTACCAACGAAAGAAATGGGGGGAGGTAGTGGACTCAAATATGCAGCGAGTACAATCATTTATCTCGGAAAGAAAAAGGAAAAGGATGGCAAAGAAGTCATTGGAAACATTATCAAGGCAAAGACTCACAAATCAAGGTTGAGTAAGGAGAATAAGCAAGTTGAAATACGTTTGTATTATGATGAGCGTGGTCTTGATAGATATTATGGTCTTCTTGAACTTGGTGAAATTGGCGGACTTTGGAAGAATGTAGCAGGTCGATATGAGATGGATGGTAAGAAAATATATGCTAAACAGATATTGAAAGAACCTGAAGTATATTTTACACAAGAAGTTCTGGAGAAATTGGATGAAATTGCGAGAAAAGAATTCTCTTATGGTGGGGGTGTATGATGATGTAATACCTTTAAAGGTATGTGAGGTGCTTATTCATTTATTTGAAAACTCTGTAGAGAATCATGAGTATTTTGATAATGATCATAAGCCCTGCTTTACTCAATTGAATATCAATACCACTCATCCAGAGTTAGTTAAAGATTTGGTTTCTTATGTTAAGGTGGCCTATGGTAAGTATAGTGTAGATGTAAAGAATAAGTATGTTCCAGAACTTAAAGTGTTGGAAGAGTTTAGATTAAAAAGATATAATACAAGTGGTGATGAAAGGTTTGATGAGCACGTTGATGTGATTGATTATTCTACTGCTAGAAGATCAGTGGCTTTTCTTTATTACTTAAATGACAATGATGGAAACACTGTGTTTCCTTTGCATAACTTGAGTGTTGAGCCAAAATGTGGTAGAGTGGTAGTATTCCCACCTACTTGGCAATATCCCCATTCTGGTTTACCTCCTACAAATAATAACAAATATATTCTGAGCACTTATCTTCATTATGGATCAAATTGAATTCTTGGTTTTAAAGAGCCTTTTACACAATGAGGAGTATCTTAGAAAAACCATTCCATTTTTAAAAAGTGAATATTTTCAAGATAATAATCAGACTATCGTTTTTGAGGAAATTCTTTCTTTTGTAAATGAATATAATCAAGTTCCTACAAAGGAAGTTCTGAATATTGAAGTTCAAAAAAGGAAGGATATTAATGAGACATCTTTTAAGGAGGTTACTCATCTTATAGAATGTTTGGATGATAGTCCATCAGAATATGAGTGGTTAATTAATACTACTGAGAAGTGGTGTAAAGATAGAGCTATATACTTAGCTTTATTGGATTCTATTGCTATTGCTGATGGTGGAAAGGAAGACCAAACTCCAGATGCTATTCCTTCTATTCTTTCTGATGCCCTAGCAGTTTCTTTTGATAATCATATTGGACACGATTATCTAGAAGATTATGAAAAGAGATATGAATCATACCATAGACGTGAGGACAAGATTCCTTTCGACTTGGAATACTTCGACAAGATTACAAAGGGTGGTATTCCTAACAAAACTCTTAACATTGCTCTTGCAGGTACTGGTGTGGGCAAGTCTTTGTTTATGTGTCATCATGCCAGTTCTGTTCTACTCCAAGGTAAGAACGTTCTCTACATTACGTTGGAGATGGCTGAAGAAAAGATTGCTGAGAGGATAGATGCCAATCTCTTGAATGTTAATATTCAGGAGATTACTGATCTTCCTAAATCTATGTTTGAAAATAAAGTTACTGATTTAGCTAAAAAAACACAAGGAACTCTTATAATTAAAGAATACCCTACAGCTTCTGCTCATTCGGGACATTTTAAATCATTACTTAACGAACTTGCTCTTAAAAAATCATTTAGACCTGATATTATTTTCATTGATTACCTTAATATATGTGCTTCCTCTAGGTATCGCGGAAATAGCAATGTCAATTCATATTCGTATATTAAAGCAATTGCTGAAGAGCTTAGAGGATTGGCTGTCGAAGCAAACGTCCCTATCGTTTCTGCCACGCAGACCACTCGTTCTGGTTTTGGCAGCTCTGACGTTGAGCTTACTGATACAAGTGAGTCCTTTGGGTTGCCTGCTACTGCTGATCTTATGTTTGCCCTTATTTCGACTGAAGAGCTTGAATCCTTGGGACAGATACTTGTAAAACAATTGAAGAATAGGTATAATGATGCTGCTGTTAATAAGAGATTTATTGTAGGAATTGATAGAGCTAAGATGAGACTGTATGATTGTGAGCAGAGTGCTCAGACAGATTTGGTTGACAATGGTAATGAAGAAGAACGTAATACTGATGAAAAGAAAACTAAAAAATCCTTTGATGGATTTAAATTCTAATAAGGTTGACTTTGGAATGATGTAGTGTTATACTAAAAAAGATAAAACTCCTATTTTGATGACAAAAAAATCATTTAAAAAAGAAAAAAAGGGAAATGAGGAAACCTGGGAGTGGGAAGAAACTCCTGAGGTGATCGCAGCCTTAGAAAGGTTGCATAGGGACATTAGGATTATTGATAATGAGGTAGCAGATGAGCCAAGTTGATACTGAAAAATACGTTGAGTTTGTTGATGCTGTTACCAGCGATGAATCAAAGATCTATGATTCATTTGATAAGAGAGTTTATGAATTGGAGTCCCAGATTCCTGTTGAACGTCTCTTGACCGCAGCTCTTGGTATATGTGCTGAGGGTGGTGAGTTTACTGAAGTAGTCAAGAAGATTATATTTCAGGGTAAACCACTCAATGAAGAAAATGTTTTTCATATGAAGCGTGAGTTGGGAGACATTATGTGGTATATTGCTCAAGCATGTATGGCACTTGATACAGATTTCAATGAAATTATTGAAATGAATGTAGAAAAATTAAAGGCTAGATATCCCGGTGGAGAGTTTGATGTCCACTATTCTGAAAATCGTAAAGAAGGAGACCTATGAGTTGTAACATTGATATCTCTGTGAATCTTAATATTCACACAGCAGCTGCAGTTAGACAAGTTTTGTATAGAGAGCAAGAAGGTTATACCTTTGATCCAAAGTGTGTTCCACCCAGAGTTACTGATCTTCGTGAATTTATTCTTCAATTGGATGAAGAGATTGGAAAGAATCTTCCTGAGGCTCATACTCATGATGAGAGCGAGACTTCTGAGGAAAGTGATTCATGAATGATGATCCATTAACACCTGAAGAGGTTCAGAAAGCATCCGATAAATTCTTTCCCCTCTTTAATATTATTCATTCTCAAATGCCAGGAGGATCTACAACTGAAGATGCTCTTAAAGTAATGGAAAGTGTGTGTAAATTGGCTCATAAAATTCGTCTTGAAGATGATGAAAATTCTTCATTTGGATTTAATAAGAAAGGTGGAAGTTGATCCTGATCTTGAGCATTGTAATGAACATAATATATTCATGGGTGATCAAAATTCACAAGAGTGGACAGATATGTTTATTAGAATGAGAGAAAAATATGGAGCCCTTCAGCCCAATCCAATAACTGGGTTGGGTGTATCATTTGGTGATTATAATGGCAGTTGAAACTTGGGCTCAGATGAGAACATACATGGATCATTCATGGGATGTTCCAGATGATCACTTTACTGATGATGTATTATGTCATTGGAAGTGTCTAATAACTTGTCTTACAGAAGATGAAAGATATTTTGTTAGGAGTGGAGGTAAGTGGACACCATCACTTGAAGAAGAAGATTATATAATTCCTAGTGGTGGGTTTGGTTTTAAAGGTTGGAATCCTAAGTGTATTCCAACCATTTATTATATCAACTGGAAGATAGAACAAGAAAGA